AGATCAAAATTTGTTAGAGTAACAGTTGAAGATGGATTTCCACAACAAGCTAGACCATCAGGATTTGCTGGTGTGGCAAAATTCGCTGAATCTTCTGTCTCAGGTATTCCAGATCTTCCTACTAAATTGAACCATCTAAATGCAAGAAGTGCTGTAGATGCTAATGTATTTTTGGGAATTGATTTCACAAGAGAGGGAATATCAGATAGATTGAAGAAAACAGTGACATCTCCATCAGGTGCTGCCACAGCTGATTATGGAATGCTATTCTTCTCTGTAACTGGTGATTATAGTGGATCAGCTGCAATAAATGGATATACTCTTGTTGATATAGTTGGAAGCAATAGTGCAAATTTCAGTGCAACAAATAAATTAAGATTCTCAGTTCCCATGTCTGAAGGTTGGGATGGATTTGATCCAAGATCTGATTTACTTGTAGATATAAATGATGGAACTCTATCTGCAGACTTTAATATAGCAATTAAAACACTTGCCAATCCAGATGAAATAGATTTTAATCTATTAGCAATTCCTGGTGCACACTCTTCAGGAACAGGACAAGTTCCAGATAGAGCAATTGAAATGGTCAATGATAGAGCCGATGCATTCTACATTTTAGATATTGCAGATGGTACTACAACAGGTGCTGGATTGAGTCTTACAATTGCTGCAGCTCAAAGTGAATCTGATAAATATGATACAAATTATGCGGCTACCTACTTCCCATGGTTAAGAATCAATGATGTTGATAATGATGAACTTATCTGGGTTCCGCCCTCTGTAGAAGTCATGGGTGTATATGCATTTAATGATAGAATTGCACAACCCTGGTGGGCTCCTGCTGGATTTAATAGAGGTGGGATTGAAAATGCAACTGAAGCAAGAAGAAGACTAACACAGCAACAAAGAGATGACCTTTATGAAAGAAGAGTCAATCCCATCGCCACATTCTCAGGTCAAGGTCTAGTTGTTTGGGGACAGAAGACTCTACAAAAGAAACAATCAAGCCTTGATAGAGTTAATGTAAGAAGAATGCTTCTTGAAGTAAGAAAAACAATTGCCGGCTTCTCAAGAATATTTGTATTTGATCCCAATAATGTCTCTTCAAGACAAAGACTGCTTAGCAGAATCAATTCTTATTTGTCTCAAGTAAGAGATGCAAATGGTCTTGTAGAATTTAGAGCAGTTCTTGATGAAACAACAACTACACCTGATCTCATAGATAGAAACACTATGAAAGGTAAAATATTCTTAAGACCTACATCTGCTGCTGAAGTGATTATCTTCGATTACAATTTGTCTAATCTCGGTCTTGCAATTTCAGAGTAAATTAACTTTATTTAGTCTCCTATTAATTTAATTATTGATAGGAGACTAAATGTCAAAAAATAAAAAAACATTATATTTATTATAGATCATTTATTGGGAATTTACAGTATGATTATTTTGATCCTATTAGTAGTTCATTAGAGATTAGTAGAAGAGGTTATGAAGTTCTTGTGCAGAGAGACAAGAAGCAATTTTATCCAAGATTTGATGTGAAAAATTCAATGACAGACCTATGGAAGGAATATGGAATTGAGTTTATTGAGGATTGGAAAGGGTTGTATAGGAGAGTAAAAAATTCGAAATTGAGATATCGAGTTTCTCTTAAGGAGAGTACAAAAGTACACAATTTAAGAGTTTTTAGCATGAACAATATAAAAAGCAATGTTTTTATAAATTCTTTTTTATAATTTTATATTGTTTATGTATTTTATAGATTAATTGATAACAAATATATTTTTGGAGATAATACATGGCAACACCTTATTCAGTAAATGAAATGCTTGCTGATGCTTACGAGCCTGAATAGCTTGGGCTCTTAAAATTGGGCAAATTGCTGGAAGTCTGAAATGATAATCAGCAGCCAAACTTGTGAAAGTTTATAAAAGTAACAAGAAGGTTCAGAGACTAGTAATTGAGTGAGAACACACAATATTATTACCACGAAAGCTCAACATCCTAAAAAGATGATGATATAGTCCGAACTTATAGAAATAAAAACTATAAGAATTAGAAGATAAAGAACTTCTAAGATAACATGATTGAAGCGACAAAATAGATGGAATTTTAGGTTTGATGATCAAGCATTACCAGATTTTGCTGCAAGAACATCAGCAAGACCAAGTGGAACTCAGAATGTCATTACAATAGATTTTCTGAATTCTAAAAGATATTTAGCAGGAAAATTTGAATGGAACACTATTGCTATTGGTCTATATGATCCCATAGCACCCTCTTCTTCTCAAAAAGTGATGGAATGGGTAAGACTTGCTCATGAAACTATTACTGGAAGAGATGGATATGCTGCATTCTATAAAAAGAATTTTTCTCTTTACTCACAAGACCCTGTTGGAACACCCATCGAAGAATGGGAATTTATAGGTGCTTGGGTGACAGACTTTGACTTTGGTCCTCTTGACTACGGTTCAGATGAACCACAAACAATAGACCTGACAATTCGCTACGATGCAGTCACACTCTTGTATTAAAAGTTGTTGTTTTTATTATATTTAGAAACATTTTAAAGGAGTAATATTTTTGTATGGAAGATAAAAAAATTGAGTTTTCACCCTCTGAAGATGGAAATGAAGATTTTGAACAAATAAAAAAGAATTTAACAGAGAAGATTTCAAATTTACCCCCACAACAGAGTTTTGAAACTCATGAAGAGCAGTTTGTTGTGCCTTCAGAGTATATTATTCTGCCATCTAGAGGAAAAGTTTATCCTAAAGAAAGTGCATTGTATAAAATGGAGGAGCTTGAAGTAAGACATTTGACACAGCCCGATGAGGATATTCTTACATCAAGATCTCTCATAAGAAATGGTAAAATGGTAAATGTTCTTCTTAAACAATGTATAAAGAATAAAATGGTAAATCCAGAAGAATTAGTTGTTGGGGATAAAAATGCGATTATAGTTTTCTTAAGAGTAAGCGGATATGGAAAAGATTATTTTGTTGATATAACATGCCCAACATGTGGAGAAGAAACAATAAATCATCCCTTCAATCTTTCTGAATTGCAGGCTAATATGTTAGAGATTGATCCTGTTGAAGATGGGACAAATAGATTTTATTATAAAACTTCTAAAGAGAATGAATTTGAATTTAAATATTTGAATTCCAGGGAAGAAAAAGAAATATCTGATATGTTAGAGAAGGTTAAAAAGAATACAAAATCTGAAATAGATCATAGAATATCTTTCAGATCTAAAAATCAAATACTTTCTATTAATGGGAATGAAGAAAAAAGATTTATTAATAAGTATTGTGATACTATGCTGGCAATAGAAAGAAGAGAACTTTATAAATTCATAAATGATAGTGAACCAGATATAATCTTCAAACAGGAGTTTGAATGTTCAAATTGCGGTAGCAAAAGGGAGGTGAACATTCCGATTACTACGGAGTTTTTTTGGCCTGAAACCTGAAGATAGAGATAAAGTTTATGAAGAAATGTTTTATTGTGTCTGGTTTGGAAAAGTTAGTTTATTTGAGGTTCAACAAATGCCCACATTTTTAAGAAAATGGTGGCTAAGAAAAAGTTTAGAAAGAATAAAAGAAGAAAATAAAGTTAAGAGCAATATAACACAAAATCAACAACCCTTTAATAAGAGAATAAAGAAATGAGTACTTTGATCATACTATCAGAGTACTTTTTTTCTTAAGTACATATTTATAATAGACGATAAATTTTTGGAGATGTATTATGAAGAATGTAGAAAAGATTGGTAATAGATATGTTATATCTGAAAGTGTTTGGAAAGTGTTAAAAGCACTTATTACAGGCAAAGCGGACATTAAAGATATAGAACAGGGAGATTCTAAGGTAGCTAATGAATTACAAAAAGCCCTGAAAGATTTAGATACCTGGTCAAAAAAGAAACATCCAGATCTTGATATGACTTGGGGTGATTATGTTTCTCAAGAAGCAAATACAAAAAGAAAGCAATTAGGTATATAGATTTTATTTTAGGAGCATTCATTTGCCAGATATAAGTCAAGAAGCTGTTAATTATTTAAAAAATTTTGATAAACACACTAAACGTGTGTACAAAAATCAAGAAAAAGCTATCGATACTTTGTTTGATCAAATGGAAATATTAACTAGAAAAAATAAAGACTCATTTAAAGATTTCACCAAACAAGGAAGATTAACCGAAGAAGGGTTTGAAGAATTAAACAAGCAAATATTACAAACAACAAAATTAAATAAAGAAGGAAAAAATGTTTTTAAGGGATTATTAGATCAACAAAAAAATATCCAACAAATGTCTGATAAAGCAACAACTTTTCTTGAAAATGCTGTTGATGGAATAACTTCTTTTATTCCTATTATAGGTGATGAGATATCTGCTGGATTTAAAACAAAGTAATCCCTAAATTAGCTGGAAGACTTGATTCGATGTTTATGAGAGCATTGTCTACTAAGGGAAAGGATGGTCTTCCTGGTGGTTTATCAATGACTAAATTGATTGGGATTGCTGGAGCTATAACTGCAATTATTGGATTAGTTAAAGCTTTTACATTAGCTGAGAGAACAATAGTTGATCTCGTTAAGAATACTGGATTTTTGAAAGAAGATGTTCTTGCTATAAGAGATGACATGTTTGCAGCGTATACTAATATTGGAAAATTTGGAATATCATTAGATGATGTTTCTGAAACTACAAAAGCTTTATTGACAGAATTTGGTTCGTTGGGTATTATTAATGAAAAGTTGATTGAGAATGCATCTAAGTGGTCAAGAGCTTATAGTGTAGGTGCTGAAGAGATAGCAAAGACTATTGATGTTTTGAATAGATCACTTGGATTAACAGTTGAGCAAATAGATACATTTGTTACAGATTTAGATGTAAGGGGCAGAATTGCTGGTGTTTC